ATTGGTAAATAAGTCTATTGACCATATGGTATATGAAGAAGAGGTCGATGTACCTGATGAAGTTAGAAAAAGGATTGGTGCGTATATGCACTATGTGACAATGAAAGATTTACAGGAACGAGAAGTGGTAGATACTTTCGCAGGTGGAGCGATGGGAACTAGAAAAGCATCTTTAGGAATCCACAAAGCAATTATGAACGACAGTTCATTTGGAGTAGAGATTTATGAAAGATAGAGAAAAGTATACAGATGTATTACACACTGAAACTATACATGGGGTTGATATAACCGTTCGAGAAACACAACAATGTGTTATCTTAGAATTTGATGGTGAGTTAAATCAAACATCACTGAAGAAAAAATATCCCCATGATTTACAAAAGACTTATGCTAAAGAAATGGTTCAAGTCATAAACTATAAACCCTTTCCTAATACACCTACAGTCACGCAACGTGCATTAGTTCTAGGAACTGGTGGTGGTGTCATTCCATCATACTTATATAGAAACACTCAGATGAATATCACCACTGTTGATATCTTTGACCTAAGACATATAGGAGAGACATATTTTCATATGCCTAACGATGATGACAGGATTACTTGTGTTGTCAATGATGCATTCGAATTCGTAGACACTTGCACCACGCAGTACGATTACATTTTTGTTGATATATTTGGGCCAAGTGGAACACCACCTCAGTTCAAATCAAAACAGTTTTATGATAACCTAAATAGAATTAACAAAGGTTATATTGCATTCAACACATTCGTGACTCAAAGAAATTACGAAGAATACATGGAATTATTGAGAGACAACTTTGAAGATATTTACGAACAATACAAAAAATTGGGACGGTATAGCAAAAACCATATCGCATTTTGTAAATGATTGATAAACTATTTAATGAGGGGGTCTACAGAGTTGTAGAGAATCCCGATGACAAAACTGCAGCTGTAGAATTACAGGGTGGTGAATGGGATGGTCTAGTGTATCAGTACGGCGAAGTGCAAATGGAAGACGACAGACCTCATCTTAACTTCCAAAGAACAATTAGAAGAGTTCCACATGGAACTACAGCAAGTGAAGAGGGGATTAAAGAACTCATAAATAATGAGGAATTAAACAAACTGATGGGAGACATTTTGGTCGAACTCATCGAACATCAAGTGGAAAAGGAAAAAAATGAACAAAGAGATATTGAAAGAGCAGATTAAGAGACACGAGGGAGAAGTCCTCGAAGTTTATGCAGATTCACTAGGATATTTGACACTAGGTGTTGGACATCTTATTAAAGAAGGCGATGCAGAACATGGACAATCAGCAGGAACTCCAGTCAGTCAAGAAACTGTTGACATATACTATGAAATGGACTTCGACAAACACGTTGAAGAAACAATTCATGTGTTTGAATCAAAAGGTGGTTCAGACTTTTATGACCTACCCGAAGAAATTCAACATTGTTTAGTCAATATGACATTCAATCTAGGTGGAACTCGTTTCGGAAAATTCAACAATATGTGGAGTGCAGTTGTCGAAGGTGATTGGAAAAGAATGGCAGTTGAAATGGAAGACTCACGTTGGTTTAAACAAGTTGGTAGACGTTCTATCGAATTACAAGAATCAGTATTAAGTGTTTAGTTCAACAGAAATCAAGGCATTAAAACTATTAGGTGGTGAAGTCATCATGGGATATGTGACGGAAGGAAAAGCGGGTAAAACTGTCACCATATCGGAAGCACAACTATTAGTTCAACAAATCGTTGATGGAAACATGGAAATCAATCTTGCACCATGGCTACCTTATGCAAGAGAATATAAATTTGTAATACCGAAGAGTCATATAGTCACATCCTTTAATGTGAGACCCAACTTGGAGACAAATTACAAATTAGCAACAGGGAATAAATAATTATGGCAGACTTACTAAGAGCATTAGAAAAGAAGTACGAAGGTGATATCGCAGTTCACACTGCAAACATTCAAGTGTATCAAGAGAACCCAAGTGGTATAGGTGAACATCCCGAAATTGTCCAAGCATTAGATGCTGAAGTTTCAAAACTTACAGATGCAATAGACAAACTAAAAGCAATAAAAGGATTACTACATCCGTCCGTAAAAACACTTGTAGAATAGTCCACTTTCTGTTATAATAACAGTATGGATTTTTATACTAATGTATGTCGTACTCGTGACAAAATACTCGTAAAGGGTTATCAAGGAAACAAACAACACATGGTCAAGGTCGCATATCGACCTAACCATTATGTGTTATCTAAAAAGGGTGAAACTGCATTTCGTTCACTTGATGGAAGACCACTAGAAGCAGTCAATCTTGACACCATGGGTGGTGCAAGAAAGTTCCGTGAACAATACAACCAAGTCGATGGATTTGAAATACATGGATATGACAAGTATATCTATACCTACATCGCAGAAAAGTTCCACGGAGATATTCAATGGGACTACAACAAAGTTAAAATTGCAACACTTGACATCGAGTGTGAATCTGAAAATGGATTCCCCGAACCAACTCTCGCAGAAGAGAAAGTCAACGCAATTACAATCAAACCATTTAGACACAACGCACATACCTTTGGTATTGGCCCATGGGATGATTGTCCTGCAAATGTTATCTACCATGAATGTAAGAATGAGGCATTCCTACTCGAATCGTTTATCAAATACTGGCGTAAAGAAAGTTTTGACGTAATCACTGGTTGGAATGTTGATGCATTCGATATGACCTATCTTTGTAATCGTGTTGATAAATTATTTGGTGAGGGTTCACACAAGAAGTTCTCTCCATGGAATATGTCAGATGTCAGAGACTATGTTAACAACTATGGTCAAAAGGTTATGGTGTTCAATCTCTATGGATTGAATGTGGTTGATTATATGCAATTGTATAGACAACGTACATTCGTCAATCAAGAATCATATTCCCTTGACCATATTTCACATATCGAATTAGACAAACAGAAGATTGACTATTCTGAATATGGAAATTTACATACACTTTACAAGAATAACTATCCTCTATATCTAGAATATAATGTCAAAGATGTGACACTGGTTGAAGACCTAGAAGATAAACTTGGTCTACTGGAATTGACTTTGACCATGGCTTACAATGCGAAGTGTAATTATAATGACACTTTTGGAATGGTTAAGTACTGGGAAACCATTATCTATAACTTCCTTAAAGAACAGAACATCCAAACACCACCACAAAAATTAGAACGAACTAAACATCATTCTATTGTTGGTGCATATGTTAAAGAACCTATTGTTGGTAAACACGATTGGGTCATGTCGTTTGACTTGAATTCCCTGTATCCACATATCATTATGCAATACAATATCAGTCCCGAAAAGATGATTAAGGGAGACCTTATGTCACTTAACATTGATAAACTATTGAATCGTGAACACGATTTGTCTGAACTTAAAGAACAGAACTGTACAGTCACACCCAATGGTGTAAAATTCACACGAGACTTACAAGGTTTCCTTCCCGAACTCATGGAGAAATTCTATGAGGAAAGAAAAGAGTGGAAGAAACGAATGATTGAATATCAGATTGAGAACGAGAAGTGTTCAGACCCTAAACGTAAACAAGAGTTATCCAAGTTAATCAAACGTGCATACAACAATCAACAGGTCAGAAAGATTGCATTGAATAGTGCTTATGGTGCTCTTGCGAATCAATACTTTGCATTCTTTGACCCGAACCTTGCAGAAGGGATTACTATGTCGGGTCAGATGATTATTAAAACTGCAGAGAACACTATAAACAAGTTCATGAATGATGTGTTAAAAACAGATGAAGATTATGTGATTGCAATGGATACTGATTCGATTTATGTGTCCTTTGATAAAATGGTACAGGAGATATTTCCCGAAGGTACACCCAAGTCGAAGATTGTAGATTTTCTAAATGAGGCTGGTCAACAAAGAATATTAGAAGTATTGACCGATGGATACGATGAACTCGCAGACTACACTAACGCATTCCAACAGAAGATGGTAATGGGTCGAGAAATTATTGCAGACCGTGGTATTTGGACTGCAAAGAAACGATATATCCTTAATGTACTGGATAATGAAGGGGTTAGACTCGCAGAACCTAAACTCAAGATGATGGGTATTGAAACTGCAAAGTCGTCAACACCTCAGTGGGTTCGTAAGAAATTGACCGAAGTATTAAAGGTTGTTATGAACGGAACTGAAGAAGAAGTATGGGACTTCGTAGAGACTGCACGAAAGGAATTTAGAAACCTTCCTGTTGAAGAGATTGCATCACCAAGAGGATGTAATAATCTTGCAAATTATTCTGATGGTACACACATTTATAGTAAAGGTACACCCATACACGTTAGGGGTGCATTACTGTATAATCATCTACTCAAGAAAAAGAACGTTCATAGAAGATATGAGAACGTTAAAAACAGTGACAAGATACACTTCACTTATCTTACAATACCTAATCCAATCAATGAGAATGTTATATCGTTTATCAACGTCCTTCCCAAAGAGTTCGAATTGAATGGATATGTTGATTATGATATGCAATTTGATAAGTCATTCATTGAACCCCTAAAAAACATTATCACTTTAATTGGTTGGAATGTAGAACCAGTTGCATCATTGGATAGTTTCTTTGGATAAATTACACTAAATAGATATATGACAATAGAACAAGCCCTCGTACTCATTGTCTTTTCATTAACGGTATGGGCATTATGGTAAATGGCATATAGTAAAGAAGTAGTACAACGATTTGAATCAGTACTCAATGACCCGAAAAAACACTCAGTTGGTTCTCTCGACAGAGATAATCCTCATGTTGCAACAGGACTCGCAGGTGCTCCAGCTTGTGGCGATGTGATGCAATTGCAATTATTACTGGACGATGATGAAAAAATCATTGACGTAAAGTTTAAGACTTATGGTTGTGGAAGTGCAATCGCAAGTTCATCATTGTTCGTGGACTTAATGATGGGTAAGACGATTGCAGAAGCAAAACGTATCAAAGACAAAGACATCGCAGATGCACTACAACTTCCACCAATCAAATTACATTGTAGTGTACTAGCAGAAGATGCTATTAAACAAGCGATGGTAGACTATGAGACAAAGAACGAAAAGGACTACACACATCCAATCCTAGACCAATCAATGATAGGTCATAACAAACCACCCCCCCTTTCAAGAGAAGATTTCATAGAATGATAAGAACTGATTTGGGATAAATAACCGTATGTCTACAAAATTTAAACAATGCGAATTCCATGTTTCCATCACAAAAATCGTAGATGGTGATACTGTTGATGTCGATATAGACTTAGGTTTCTCAACCGTACTTAAAAAACAACGAGTACGCTTAATGGGAATTGATACACCCGAATCAAGAACAAGAGATAAGGTTGAAAAGTTATTTGGAAAGGCCGCAAAAAAACATCTTACACATCTTCTATCAGAAGGTGATATTACCCTCGTTAGTCACGACAAGGGAAAATTCGGACGTATACTTGGAGAATTATTTGTCAGTCATGTCGAATCAGACGAAGACTGGATGGACGAGTCAGAAGGACACCAAACATTTGAATCTACTAGCAGAGTATCAGTCAATCAACAGATGATTCTAGACCATCACGCAGTGGAATACACTGGGGAAAATAAAGATACTACAGAACAAAGACACTTAGAACATCGTAAACTATTATTAGAGAAGGGAACTGTCACTCAAGAACAGATTGATGAGGTATCATGATTATCACGGCGATGGACTGTTTCTATATTTTCATGATAGGGTTTATAGTTGCATTCCTAGTAGTCATAGAAATCCAAATTCATTCACTTAAAACTACCCTCACCAACTACGTTGATGTAAGAATGCACAAAGACGAATCTCTAAAACAAATGTCAGAAAAACCTAAAAAACACCTTACAAAATAACTTAAATAGTTGTATAATAGAGTATACATTATGAGAGGTGTAAATTATGACAAGCATATTAAAAGACCTTATTAAGGCATCGGGAAACGAATACGCAAGTATAGTTTCTGAAGGAGTTGCGGCTGGGGATGTTGATGATTTCATCGACACTGGTTCTCACATATTCAACGCACTTCTAAGTGGTTCACTTTACGGTGGATTACCTTCAAACAAAATTACTGCAATCGCAGGTGAATCTGCAACTGGTAAAACCTATTTCGCACTAGGAATGGTTAGACAGTTTTTAGAAGACCATTCCGATTCTGCAGTAATATACTTTGAATCTGAATCTGCAATATCAAAAGATATGATTGAATCAAGAGGAATAGACTCATCAAGAGTTGTTATTGTTCCTGTTGTGACAGTTCAACAGTTCAGAAATCAAGCAATATCCATACTGGATAAGTATATGGATACTCCGAAATCCAAACGTCCTAAAATGATGTTTTGTTTAGATTCACTTGGTATGTTATCAACTACTAAAGAAATCGAAGACACTGCAGAAGGTAAAGAGACTAAAGATATGACTCGTGCTCAAATCACCAAAGGTGCATTCAGAGTCTTGACATTGAAATTGGGTAGAGTAGGTATCCCTATGATTGTGACAAATCACACATATGATGTGATTGGTTCTATGTTCCCTCAGAAAGAAATGGGTGGTGGTAGTGGACTCAAGTACGCTGCTTCATCTATTATCTACCTTTCTAAGAAGAAAGAAAAAGAGGGTACGGAGATAATTGGTAATATCATTCACTGTAAAAACGCAAAGTCAAGAATGACTGTTGAAAACAGAATGGTAGATGTCAGATTATCTTATGATAAAGGGTTGGATAGGTATTACGGTTTACTCGATATGGCACTGGCATTTGATGTCTTTACAAAAGAGGGAACTCGTGTTAAACTACCTAATGGTAAAACTGAATTTGGTAAGACCATTAATAACAACCCCGAAAAGTTCTTTACACCCGATGTAATGGAACAACTAGAAACACACGCACAAGGATATTTTAAGTATGGAACAAGCGAGAATAGAACAGACGATACTCAAGAATCTGATTCAGAGTGATTCATTTGCACGGAAGGTGCTTCCTTTTTTAAAGGCAGAGTACTTCACCGAGACCGATGAAAAGACTGTATTTGACGAGGTAAGTAATTACTTTGACAAATATACCAAAACTCCTACAATAGAGGCACTTCTCATAAATTTAGAGAACAATACAAGTCTACAAGACAATGTATTAAAATCCTCTAAAACTATTGTTAAGGAGATTGGTTCACATCAAGACGAAACCCCACAAGATTGGTTAATAGACGAGGCAGAAAAATGGTGCAAAGATAGGGCTATCTACATCGCTGTCATGGACTCTATAGAGGTGCTTGATGAGAAGTCTCAACGGTCACGAGGTGATATACCCGAACTCCTTAAGGATGCACTTTCCGTGTCATTTGATACTCATATTGGTCACGACCAATTAGAAGATGCAGAAGACAGATGGGAATTTTATCATACGGAAGAAGAGAAGATTCCGTTTGACCTAGAATACTTCAACAAGATTACTAAAGGTGGATTACCCAATAAGACTCTAAACATATGTCTTGCAGGAACAGGTGTTGGTAAATCATTATTCATGTGTCATATGGGTGCAAGTCACTTAATGATGAACAAGAATGTACTTTACATTACACTTGAAATGTCAGAAGAAAAGATTGCAGAGAGAATTGATGCAAACATTCTGAATATTCCTATTGGTGACTTACCCGACATAACAAAGAATCAGTTTGGTAAGAAAGTAGATAAACTTAAAAACAAGACAAAAGGTAAACTGATTGTCAAAGAGTATCCTACTGCATCTGCTCATGTTGGTCATTTTAGACACTTATTACAGGAATTAGAAATCAAGAAAGATTTCAAACCCGATGTTATCTTTGTTGACTATCTAAACATATGTGCAAGTCATAGAATTAAGCCAGGTGCTGGTGCAAACTCTTACACATTGGTTAAGAGTATCGCAGAAGAATTAAGAGGCCTTGCAGTAGAGTTTGATGTACCAATCATGAGTGCAACTCAGACTACAAGAAGTGGTTTTGGGTCTACTGATATTGAATTGACGGATACCTCAGAATCATTTGGACTTCCTGCAACTGCAGATTTAATGTTTGCACTAATTACCAGTGACGAATTAGAAGAGTTAGACCAAATGGTAGTCAAACAGTTAAAAAATCGATACAATGACCCGACAATATTCAAGAGATTTGTTATTGGAGTAGACCGTGCAAGGATGAAATTGTATGATTGTGAACAAGAAGCACAAGAAGAGTTGGTTGATTCTGCAATAGAACAGGATGATTCAACACCAGTTTTCGATAGAGGAAGGTCAGAAAGTAAATTTGGAGACTTCAAAGTTTGACCTAAATAGTAATATGAAGAAGAATTTGAAATCTCGTGAGGTATTAGATGAGTTGCAAAAGAAAGTTGACTTAAAAATCGCACTGAGAGACGCTAAAAAGGAACACAACGAAGAGGATGTGGAGAAGTTATCTAAAAAAATTGATAAAATTGACACTAAATTGTCCTCGACACCTTTGCAAAAAATATAAATAAACGTATTAAACATACTAAATTGGGACACTAATATGGCAGCAACTACTGGAAATACACACATAACAGACGGAGACGTATTCACACAAGCAGAGTGTGATGCCAAACTTGCCGAAATAACCGATATGGAATTAGACCATGACTGGAAGACTGGAGTCAATAAGACTTATACGATGAGGGATTACGAGTTTGATGGGACAGATTTTACCAATCCTGTAGATGGTGATGACTACACAGGTGCAGGTGCTAATGATTTTTATCCTGCGTGGAGAACGGCTAACCCTGATGTGACAGCAGTAGTTCAATCTGATGAAAACACCTACCCATATAACCAATGGAATGCATTTACCAATGAAAATGCAAGATGGGTTCATGAAGCTGGTGTACTTGCAGATTTGATTGTTCTTTTCAAAGCAGCCCATGTAGAGATGCTCGCAACAGTAGATTAAAACTAGAAAAACACTAAGATGTTTTAAGGGGTCTACAAGACCCCTTTTTTATGCATCAGTGCTTGCAAATGCATAAATAGTATGGTATTCTTACAATATAATTAATTGCAACAGACTAAACTTATGGCTGGAAAGAACTTACATTTAGAACACCTCGAAGACGAAATCATTAACTATGGCATCGCAGGTGGTCGTGCATCAATCAATTTCTTAAGAGAGTTAAGAGATATGATGAAAGGTAATGCATCAGGTCGTGTCAACATGACTGTTAAGTGGGACGGTGCTCCTGCAATTTGGTGTGGCCCTCACCCCGAAACAGACAAATTCTTTATCGCAAAGAAATCACTATTCAATAAAGGTGGTGGACTTTTCTATTCTAGTATAAAAGAAATCAACGACACTTCCGACCTAAACGGTACACTTAAAACAAAATTTACGGAAGCATTCAACGCCTTTTCAGGTGTCGGAATGAAAGAAATCCTGCAAGGAGACTTAATGTTTACTTCGGGGGACAAAAGTACCACTGCAATGGACGGACAAGATTACATTACATTCCAACCAAATACAATTGTGTACGCAGTTCAGAAGGAATCAAAGTTAGGAAAAGAAATAGATAAAGCAACACTAGGTGTAGTGTGGCATACAACTTATTCAGGGTCATCCATTGAAGGACTATCTGCATCATTCGGTGCAAAACTTCCACCTGCACCATCCAAAGTATGGCAAGATGATGCAACATATAAAGACCAAACTGGTTATGGAAACATGACTGCAAGAGAAACACTTAAACTTACACAAGCACTTACTAATACAGGTAAAGCATTTCATGGTATCTCAGCAAATAACCTCAAAAAGTTCAATGACGTACAGGGAGTTCTTAATTCAAAAGGAGCTGCAGGTGCATCATACAAAACGTATACTAATACCCTTATCCGTGCAGGTAAATGGAATCCAAATGGAGCAGACTACCTTAAACACGTTGAGACTTACTGGTCAGATAAAATAGTCGCAAAAGTTAAGATGCAGAAGACTAAAGACATCAAGATACAGATTGGTAAAGATATAATGCGTGAACTAAAAAACATTAAGACGATGGTAGATAATCTCGCAAAATTCCAAGGTTATCTAATTGAGTCGAAATCACTTATTGTCACCTCTCTAAATAGAATAAAGAGTATAGGAACCTTTGTAAAGACTGATAATGGTTTCAAAGTAGTTAACCCCGAAGGTTATGTTGCAATCGATTCAGATGGAAGTGCAGTAAAACTTGTAGATAGAATGGAATTTAGTCAAAACAATTTTAACGCCGCTAAGGCATGGGACAAATAACATGAGAAGAGTTAAACCCGATTACATTACCGTAAGAATAGAACAACTTAAAGAAGAATTAACTAAGCCAAATTCTGAGCATGATAAAAATTGGTATAATAGACTTATTCAAGAATTAAGTTGGGTTAA